TACATTATGTACCCTTGCATAATCATCGTTGAGCTTGAAGATTATTATAACCTTCATCATCTAAATGTGTAATAGCAAGCCAGGCATGAGTCATTTCATCTCCTGTCCTACTACCGCCCATTACCCACATATCTGGATCTGGATTGTTTGGATTGTTTTCTGTGTTGTCGTACCACTGCTTCAATACAATAACTGCTCCAGCCGGTATAAGTGGTGCTACGTCTGGATCGTACAAATGACTGTGGTGCCATGTTGCACTCCAATTACTTACTTGGCTAATCTGTTCTGTTTGTCCTGTCTCAGGATAGAATATTTCCAAACTTGCTGCGTTCATACGCAAGTGTCCGTGTGGTTGAAAACTATCTAGTCTAACTGGATGATCAAAACTGTGGAAGCCTTGTGTCATGTAATAGCCGTTGGGTGGGATAGTAATATCGTCCTGGTCTCCTAGGCGATATAAACTCAAGTCTTGTTTGTATTTCAATTCTTGGCTTTCCTCTTCGGTGTATAACCAAAGCCCAATCTCTACCACGTTGTCTCGAATAACTGATCCTGGTGCCATTGCTCCAAGTCCACCGGGGAACATATGAATGTCCCATGCTACTTCTGCGTTTGCTGGTATAGTACGACATACTCCTTGTGGTACTATTTCTCCCCACTTTCCCATAGCATACTCAGTTAGCATTCCTTGTCTGCCTCCCTCAGTAATAATACTTGAGTTGGCATGATGTACTACTGATTTTGCATCGCCACGTGGTTTAACTTGTACTGCTTTAATGCAACGGTCTTCACTTAGTCCTGTTGGAACATTGTGCTTGTGCCACAAGTCGTTACCGCTTGCTGGAATGTCAATTGCAACACTGGCAATAATTGCGTCCGGTGCTCCAAAGTCTTCTTCAAAACTCCATGCTTCTGGATCACGCAAATTTACTGGCTGTACTACCTTGTCTGGATCTCCATAACTTGCTCCGTTATCCACCCACTCAACCACTGTGTCTATGTCTTTTTGTGATAAGCGCCAATCACCTTGTAGGTCTTGAATTCCAATACCGTGGTCATACGCATATGGCGGCATTTCTCTTTTCATTACTTTAAGTGATATTAATGGTGCCCAAGGGCGTACTTGCTCGTATGTTTCAAAGCTCATTGGCCCGATGCCGCCGGTGCGATGACACACTACACAGTTATCGTTGATGATAGCTGCTACTTCGTTAGTATATGTTTGTGCTGATAGTGTTATAGGTAATAATGATAATATTAAGAATAGTTTGTTCATATTAGAACCCTCTTGTTTAACTATTATAAATATTTATAGTACTGAGTGGCACAAATTGAGGGGTTTAGAGCTAATGTTACAATTAATTACATTTGAACTTAGGTAGTAGTTTCTGTGAATTCAACTACTAGTGTTGAGCTGTGTCCTTTGATAAGAATTCCATACATTATGTAACCTTGCATAATCATCTCTCAGATATCTCCTGCTTTGGTAAATATTTTTGCCATTGTAGTGGGACATTGCCTGTATTATACCATGCACCAAGATGCTGCTTGAACATATCAAGATCATATGGGCCGGCTCTAAACCAAATATTGGCTGCTATTTTTTCGCCTGATGTTACTACGTCTGCTGAATGTAACGAGTGAGGATTTGGAAATGCCTGACTAGGATTGGTGTTTTCAAAGAATATTGCTGTTCCTTGCTTTGGTTTTATAGACTTTCCTACATGTTTAAATGTTGTATTTCCTCCTTCGAAGTCATCATTCAAATATAACAATCCTGTAAGTATTCTATTACCTGCCTGTTTAAAGAATGGATCATTACTCTCAGGATTAAACGCATCCATGTGGCCGTCGTAGAACTCTCCCTCGTTGTATTTAACTAATTGTAAACCTTCTGCTTGGAATTTTTCCATTCTTGTAACTGCACAAGCTCTAGCCCTGAATGTATCGGCCCATCCATGATATCCATATCCTGATATATGGTTTGTTCTTCCAGGGTGTGCCTCCTCGGAGCCTTTCTCAAGTACAGCACCTTTTCGCCAAGCTGCGTTATCTTCTATCTCTATAAGTGCCCGTTCACATTCCTCTGGACTAAACAAGTTTGACACCATGAATATGGTAGGATTAAAATAGTTTATAGTGCTAAATTCATAAGTATTGCCGTTAGAAACGGTCTTCATCATTAAGTCTTCATTCATAATATATTTCCAAATGTTTCAAAGAAGTTTGTTCCTCTTCGCTTATCGTGTTCTGTAGTAAATGTCCAAAAGTCTTTTCTGTGTTTAACTAGTTCTTCACCTTTGAATCTGTTAGATGTTATCCATCCAACTGTTTTCTCAAATTTTTCAATCTCCGATGTATTAAATACATCATGATCCTTCATCTGCGTTATACAATTCTCCATAATACTTATATGAGCATCGTCTGTAATTTGTGCTGAAAGGTGAGATGGTTCTACCATAAATGGCATGTCTACGGTAATTAGATCACCATAATTATTTTTAAGCTCTGCCATTTTGTCAATAAAAAGATGCGTCTTGGGTATTGATAGGAAGTTGTATGTATTCATTATCCCTACAGATACTCCTGAGTCCAATACAGCGTGTAAGTTATCCTCAAAGTGTTTAATATCCAATCCGTTTCTAATATACTCTGCCTGCTTACCCCACGAATCTATACTGACATATAATTTTGCATCAGGTATGTCTTTGACTAAATCTATATATCTTAGTACTCTCTTTTTAGACACCATAAGATTAGAGTTACAATGGAATGTTAATCCTTCTTTAGGGTGTTCTTTCACATACTGGAGTAACCTATATGTGTTCTTATCTAATAAAGGCTCACCTCCTGTAACTCTAAGAACAAATAAATGCTCATATGCCTTTGGAAACCACTCCCAGAACTTTTTGACATAGGGAGAGTTTTCTATTTGAGGTGTATGAATCAAATTGTAATCTGATGCTAGTAGCTTATATGGACCATGCTCTTGTATTTCCTTTTCCCATGTAGTGCTAAATACAGGACCACAGTAACTACATGCCATTTGACATTTATTAGTGAATGATATTTCTAAATATTTAGGGTAAACATAAGACGTTCCAGCAGCTACAGCTTTTAGGTCTATGAGGTTATCGTGTGTAAAAAACTGTCCTGCTAAAGTCATCCTATCTGATCTTAGGCCTAGATCCTCTACGTCCCAACAATAAGAGCAGTTTTTAGGGCGTTCACCTGCAAGCATTTGTCTCCTCTCTTCTATCTTTTGAGGAGTGTTGTGTAAGTCGGAATCTAAAGGTATCAGATGCGTTGGGTTATGGTAACAGGAGTGTGCCCTGCCATTGCCTAAGTGCATTTCTTGATGATACCACTTTAAGACGCAAAAGCCTTTTCCGACGGTATCTAGTTTCGATTGTATTAAGTCGAGGACTTCTATCTGGTTTTTATTTAACTTTTTTTCCAATATTGTACTTTGGAACTAAGTTCCATTCCCCTTTTTCTTTAAACGCTATTATTTTAATCTGAGATAGTGGAGCGTAGTCCTCTACCTGTGTGATTAAATTAACGAGCCCCCAATCGCCAAGCAATTTGGCAATGGTGTTTCGTCTGTGAATATCGTTCTCTTGGAAATCAGCTGCCTTACCATCCAATGCAAAAAGTTCTTTAAAGTGTGTTATAAAGTATCTTCCTTTCTTGTGTAGTATATGACACGACTGATATAGCACCTGTTCTTTTTTCGATGCTACTCCAATACGAGATAAAGTTTCCCTAACCTTCAGAAAATCTTCTGGGTCTTTTAAGGAAACTTCTAAAGGTTCGTACCCTGGAAAGTCAATGTTAAAGTAATTCTCTTGATCACTCATTCAATTCGCCTATATGTTTAATTATATAATTTACTTATATAGACTTATTTATATCTTTCCGCCTTTTGATGTATTCACATATAATCTAATCTGTTCTAAATCAGTTTCTGATAAAAGTCTTAGCGCTTCCTTAGCTTTCATAAAACTATACCCAAAAAACTTCTGTACTACTTCTATATTCTCTTCTTCAGTTTTTAACCATTTACTGTATCGTTTAGACTTTCGTATAACTGAGGATAAGAAGTCAAACTGTAATTTATTGTCCAGGTGAGGCCTAGCGTTCATCTCGTTACCAGCTATAACCGTATCTTTACCAAACCCCATAGAGCGATTAACAATAAAGGGATTATATTCCTTCTCTGTAGTTTCGTCTACTATGAGGTTTTCTTTAGTGTAGTTAATTGCATTAGCAAAGTCGAATGGAGAGATCTTTTTACGTTTTGTAACGAAGTCTTCTTCATTAACGTCTACGACAGGATCTCCAAAACCTTCTAAAATTGAATCTACCATTGGTGTAATACTCCTGCACATATAAAGAAGCATGTAATAAAGTTAACCATAACGACTATTGTTCTCATTACAGCTACTGCATCTGCGTCTTTAGTATTATCTGATGCTTTGTCGCCTAACGACTTCGCCCACAATTTCCATAGTCTAGTTAAAGCCAAAATCATTATCCTTCGAGTCCTCATAACACTTCATAAGCATCTGCGAAAGTGTTAAATTTAATCCTTTAGCTCTTTCCTGCATTTCTTTCTTTTTTGTAGGAGTTGCCCTTACATGTATCTGTAATGTCTTTGCTTCGGAGGGTGTTTTCTGTTTTGTCATTTCGTGAACTCCACGTTTGCCATAATTTCTGTTAAACAAGCAGTAAGGTTAATTTCCTGATCTGCTACAAATGCTGCCTTGTACTGATAATCTGCAATTAAAAGAACCAACTGAGGTATTGACTTAACCTGAGGAAGTAGGATGTCGTATATCTGACGAAATATTCCTTGAGGGTCTGTGTCCACATTGTTCACTACCCATTGTCTCATCTTCTTCCAGTCTTTAGCCTTGAGGCTCTCAGCAAGTGCCTTAGCATTTACTTCCTGGAAGTTACTAAGTATACCCTCATCTATAGAACCGCCACTAGAGTATCGTTGTAGCTCATTTAGCACCCTTCTATAGTCCGGAAAGTACTTCATTAGGAGCTCAGCAACCACTTTCTCATTGTACTCGATCCCTTCACTATCTAGTATATACTTCATCCTAACCATAAACTTAGATGCTAGTTCAGGGCGATCTGAGGGATTAATCTTAAAGTCTACAACCGTTGTTCTGCTATGTAAGGGAGCAATTAGTTTGTTAGCATAGTTACATGTAAAGATAAACCTACAGTTCTCAGAGAACGTCTCTATAAACGCCCTGAGAGCAGGTTGTACACTTTCCCTGTTCATGTAGTCTGCCTCATCGAGGATTACTACCTTAGTCTTACCTTCAAAGGAAACTGCTGATGCGAATTGTTTAATTTTTGTTCTTAGTGTATCAATCTGCCTGCCTTCATCACTACCATTAATGATAATGTAATCGCAACCCAGATCCTCACATAACGCACGAGCAAGAGTTGTTTTCCCTGTACCTGCTGTGCCACTTAATAATAAGTTAGGAATCTCACCTTTTTTAATAAACGTTCTAAACGTGTCTTTAACACTATCAGGAAGGATACAATCCTCTATAGTGCGTGGACGATATTTTTCTACCCACAAAAATTGTCCTACTTCCATCTCAACTCCTAATCATAATTATAAAAACTTTTTTTGGCCTAAAATCGTGGCCACATTTTCCGAGGGTAAAAAGGTCTACTGAAAAGTCTCCTTAACATCAGTCGTATCTGAAAATGCTAAGTCTATGTGCTTACCTACGGGAGGTTGCTTTACATATGCTAATACATTCTCTGGTGTAGATGCCTCGTAAGGATCTCCATCTAAATTATCACTGAAGCCTTCTTCTACAAATGCTTTCTCTAATACACCATTGTCATAAACTGCTGCGTATCTCCAAGATCTAATTCCGAAACCGATGTTATCTTTTCTAACATCCATGCCCATTTTAATTGTAAACTCTGCAGAGCCATCAGGAATAACTTTAACATTAATAAGGCCTAGATCTTCTGCCCACTTTGTACATACAAAGGTGTCATTAACAGTAAAGCAATAGATGTCATCTATGCCCCACTCTCTGAACTCCAAGTACAACTCCTCAAACCCAGGCAACTGTTGCTCCGAACATGTAGGAGTAAACGCTCCTGGTAGTCCAAAGATTACAACTTTCTTGTCTGTAAACAGAGTGTCGTTAACAATGTCAACGAACTTAGATGTACCTGAGGTTGTTGTAACCTTTTTAGTTAGCTTAAAGGGAGGGATCTCATTTGGAAGACTACTCATCTACATCTCCATCATCAAAAGGATTCAATTCACCCTTCATCACTTTTCTAACTAAGTTAATGGCAGGGTTTGGTCTTGTAAAGATATACTCAACCGTCTCACCATCTCTATTAAGTTCTACGATCCAGCCATTTGAGGCTTCTCTAATAGTAACTTCTAATTTTCCTTCGTCCATAATCTACTCCTAGATATCTGATGAGCGTTCAAGCGCCAACCAGTATTTAACATCACCTTTGCTACTCTCTAAGAACATGAACTTCTTTTGTGAGAGAATAACACTATACCCACCTGGAACTACCTTAAAGTTTTCAACTGCTAGACGAGCGTCAAACGTTTTGTCTGTTTGTGCAATAACCTGTTTAAAGGAATTAGACTTAGGTGTACTAGGGTCGCCAACTGTAATTGTAACTTCTCCATCTTTACCAATGATGCTTAACATAGGTGCTGCTGTAATAGCTGCTGCCTTCATTATCATATCAATATCGTCTTTTGTTAAGTCGAATTGGAAGAAGTTATCTACTTCGATATTCTTATCAGGGGCACTAACAATAATGTTAGGGTCTGCATAATAGTATTCAAAGACTGACGTACCTTTACTAACTTTAAGACTCTCGTCTCCAAAGTCAACATCGGTGTCGTCCATAACGGTTAGTAGTGATAGCAAACTATTTAAATCATAGATTGCAAATTCTTTAGGGAAGCTTTCTGATATCTCAGCTCTGGCAAAAATGTTTTTACCTGTGCTAATTGTCGAAAGTGTATTCCCTTCACGAACTAGAATGTTCGTGTTAATTGTGGCAAAGTTCTTGAGTATGTCAAGAGTCTGTTTGCTTAGTTTCATAATATATCTCCAATATTTAATTATCTATAAGTGTATTATAGACTCTTACATAGTATAAGTCAAGGCCCCGAAGGACCAGTTTTACAAATTAGCTAAAGTCAGTTGTAGCTAATAGGGTTGAACTAACACCAGCCTCGTTGACTGCTATTACTTCCATTGTTACTGCACGTTCAGCACACGCTGCTTGAACTTGTGATCTAGGCTCATTACCTTCTGTATCTCTTGCTGCTTTAAAAGCATTCCATACAGCCTCAGTTCCAAACTC